AACTATTTGAATAGTATTCAGGAAATTGAGCAGGTGAATTATCCTGCAAATAGTCTATTAGTCTATTGCTAAAATATTGAGCTGTAGTTCTTTCTTTTTCTATTAGAAAATCTACTTCATTTTTATCTGCATTAACTGCATTTTCTGAGGTATGCTTATATATACCATTGTTAGAAATAGAATAAGCTGCAAATGGCAAATACTCCACCATAGCCCAATGGCATAAAGACTGTTTAATATAATCCTGAACTAATGTTAAATAATGTCCTGTTAAATTGTTGTTAGCTATTTTAGTTTCTAATTGATTATATAATTCAGTTCCTAAAAATCTTTGTATTTGAATTTCTTGGGCAATAAAAATATATTGAATGAATTTATCTGTATCAATATTTCCATTTGCTGAAGTGAATCTTACTAGATCATCTCTATTTATAAATAGTACTTGTGCCATAGTTTAATTTTATTTTGGGTATCTACCTTGACCATCTTGTTTAAAAGTTGGTTTTGCTGCTTTTTTTGATCCTATTGGATTTCTTAAATAACTTTTTGGAATTGTTTTAGTTTTTCTATAATCGTCAAGATTATTTGATTTTTCAGTATTACTTTTTAATCTAAAAAGAACTCGTTTCCAGATATGTTTGCAGTAAACGCCTCCCTTCAGTGTGAAAATATTATATCTCATATTTTCATGTCTAAAATCAACATTAACTTCTTCTTTTCTACCAAAACTGGCTCTTTCAATATCTTCTAAACGCCATACGATACCAAAGCTTGAAAGCTTCATCATTTCTGAACAAAATGGTCTAGAATCTTTTGTAGGCATTCCTTTTGCGTACTTATACCTTATTTTATATAAACCATTTTTAGAATCTAACTGACTTGCTTTATTTGGTCTAGTATCTATATAATCTTGATTTAATCCTAAAAGTCCTTTAATTTTAGAAAGAGTACTTTTTTTCTCTGTAATTAAATAATTTGCCCAGTCTTCGTTGCTGTAATCAGAATCTTCATCTAGTTCATCAACATATTCATAATCTTCAGAAATTTTTTCACCTGTCTCAGCAAGTGATCCTAATATCTCTTTTGAAAGCTCATCACTTAACTCATTTTCAGATAAATTAATTGCTGTTGGATAGTCATCATGTGATTCGCATGGCATATACCATATCTTTCCATCTTCTTCATGTTTATGATGTCCTTTACAACCTAATTTCTCAGCTTGTTCCTCTGCTTCTTCAATAGTTTCAAAGACTGGTTTATTATCTATTTTCTTTAAATCAACTTCTACTTTTTGCTCGTCAATATCTTCTTGTTTAATTCCAGTTTCTTCTTCTACTTGATCGTCTGTCAAATCAGTATCTTCATCCATAAAATCCAATGGTTTTAGAGTTTTGAAGTAAAGATTAAGAGCTATATCATTAGTTGCTAAAATGTCATCTAAAGCATCAATAACGATGTCCTGAGCAGGTTTAATTACAATATTTAAAAACAGATCTGTAGCTGTTTGAATTTCATCTGCATTATTTCCAAGACCTCCACCAGATTCTCTAATTCCTAGTAAAAGTGGAGATGTAATTCTATGACCAACCATTAATTTTTTTACACACTCCTCAGATAAATATGCATAGTGTTCTGGAGCATTATTTAAAGAAATATCATCTACTGTAGTTGCAGATTCTTGATTAGAATTAAAAGCAACTATTACTTTATCACCTAATGATCCTGTAAGTTTGTTTAAAATATCGTTTTTTATCTGTAATTGCTTCTCTTTGTCAGGAACTCCATTGTTAAAATTAACTACTTTAGTACCTGAAAATCCGTTTTGTGTTTCATTAATTAAGTATGCACTGATTTCTTCTTCTAAAAGAGCATAAGGCATAGAAGCAGAGTAGCTAGGAAGGCTATAATAGTGAAATCCAACTACATATTTCTTGACAATAAACAGCTCATTTAGCTCTTTTGAAGTACCAAATACTGGTATTCTCTTTAATTTGTCTCTTTTTTTGTACTCTTTCCAGTCAGGATGATAGTAATAAGCATCTATTTCACCTTTGTCATTACATTTTTCAGCTCTTAAAGTCTGTCTTGGAAAATATGTAATCTTACTTATTTGCCTATTTGTATTATATGTTATTTGAAAAGCTCCTTCACCTAGTATAACAAAGTCCTGAACTACTCTTAAAAGGTCTTTATTCTTAATTAAAGACTTCATTTGAGCATACTGATCAGGTTTTTCACTTGAATCAGTAGCATCTAATCCATGACCATACACAAAATTAGTAACACCATTTAAAATAGAGTGGTTTGTAGTAGAACCTACATATCTATCAATGACATATTGATAGTAATCATTATTATCTCCAATACTTACAAAATCTTGATTTCTTTCTTCAAAAACTCTAGGAGCTTCATAAGAATTAAGATTCAAAATGTGAATGTCGCTTTTAGTCTTCATAGAATACAAATTCATTTGTTGAGCTTGTAGTAGTGTACTCTCCAGAGTTAACACTATACTGGCTTATTGTTTGGTTAGTGCAAAATATACGCCCTCTGAAAACTTCTTGAGAAGGACTTGTAATTCTTAATGTGTAAAAATTATCCTGTTCTAAATTTGGAAATGTAGAAGTGAATTGATACCAGTATCTATCTAAAGTAAACTGATTAGTAAAGTTTTCAGTATATACATTCTTGTTTTGAGAATCACTTACTATGTTTACTGCATATGTAGTAGTAGAAGTATATTCTCTAGGAATAACTTTTACTATTTGATTATTATTTGTCTCCTGTAGTATTATCATATTTAAATTTTAAAAATAAAAGGGGGTTACTTGTTAAAGTACCCCCTTCTAACCTAAACAAAACTTAATGAAAAGAAACCTATCGTTTTTTAGCTATTAGTACCTGTAACTATTGTTTCAGTTGCACTAGTTAGTCCAATAAATGGATTTGCTAGAGTTGCACCTGAAATAAAATTAGCAGGAAGTTTTTCTTGAGCTGTAAGTGTTAAAGTGTAACCACTTAAATCACCCATAGCTGTTCCTGTAGCAACTGTTCCCCCAGTTACTTCAGCTCCAAACTCAACACCCATTAAGAATGCATTTCCGTTGTTATCAACAACTGCAACCTGTGGTCTTCCGTAAGCCAATAGCTTTATTTGTACATTATCTTCTTTACTTAATTTAGTAAGATTCAAAGTAAGAACTTGTTCAAAGAATGTTGTTCCAGTTTCCCTAGAACTTGTAATAGTTTGTTCTAAACTACTACCACCTTTAAGATCATACTCATAAGCTGAAAACGTACCATCTGCATCTGTTATTTCATCTGCTGTGTATGTTATAGCTCCTAATCCTCCAAAGTCAACAAAGAAAACCTTTTGTATTCCCCCTACCACATCTTTACAAGGGACTGCTCTACCTGCACTTAAATTACATGACATATTATTTTTTTTTTAAAAGGTTAAACTTTATTTAATTTTATTGATATAAAACAATATCTTCTCTAATTCCGTATTGGATTCCTGCTTTCCATCTCATGATAAATCTCACATTTTGAGAACCATCAATGTCCTTCATGTCAATTAATCTAATTTCATTGAAGTCAGACTGAAGCCCACAACCAAAAAATAAATTTGAAACTTGAGCAGCTACCATTGAATTAGCAGGCATGCCTGGAGAATAAAATATCTTAACACCATCTACACTTAATGGAGTTCCATTGAACCATAATGTTCCTTTATTTTCTATCCCTGATCCTGCTCCTACAACTCCTAATGCTTGTACATAGAATCTATAGATTGCAGAACCTACGTAGATATGAAGGTCTTCTTTGTCATAAATTGCAGCAGGAATAGCATTAGTTACTTTTTGTAACTCAGCAACAACATTAGCAGCATTTACTCCACCACCAACAGCAGCAACATCAGCACCACCATCAGCAAGTAATAAAGGACAGAATCCATCAAATTCTCCTGCATTTCCATTAGTTCCACCCCAAATAACTTGTTCGTATTTGTCAGCTACTTTTTCAGCAAAAGAACTGATAATGAAATCTGAAAATGATGCAGGTAAGTCATAGTTTATTGGTGAATATCCCATCTCGGCGGCTTGCCATGTTTGAGAAAATTCAGACTTGCAAAATTCTGCATTTATTTGAAACTCCTCTAAAGTAATTACTTGTTCTGTAAGAGTTACAGCACCAGTGTCAGTAAAGTCACATGTTGCATTTTTAATAAAGTTAGAGTCGAATGCTCCTTTTTGAATAACATACTTGTAGTCGATGTTAGGATAAACTGTTAATCCTCCATTATCTAGAGTATTTCCAGTTAATAAACTGGCACGAACATATTTTGATGCCCACTGCCCTGCATAGCTTGTAGTTAAATTAACTGTAGTAGCTAGGTCTACTTTGTGATTGCTCATTTTTTAAAATTTAATTATTATTTATTATTTGTATTATTTTCTCTTTAGTAGTCATAGGTCTGTAATTGCCTAGTTTTACTCTTTCTTTTTTAACTTCTTTTTCTGGATTATGTGAAATTGGATCAGCAGATACTTCAAGCTTATTCAATTCTACTTTTTCTTCTTTTGAAGCTTCTACTTTTTCTTCTTTAGAATACATTTCATCTTCTTTAGAATTTTTGCTTTCTTTATCAGACTTTAAATCTGCAATAGCGTCTTCTAGGTTTTTGATTCTTATTTCCATTCCTTTCCAGTCAGCAACGTCAGCTTCTTCATCCATTTCTTCTTCTTCATTCATTTCTTCTTTTTCTGCTTCTTCTTTTTGAGGAACTTCGTTGTCAACATCTTCTCTAACATCTGCAATAACTCCTTCTTCTTCTACTACTAATAGAGTACCATCTTCGAATAAATATTCACCTACTGGCATAGCTACTTTTTCATCATCTGTTAAAATAAATACTGATTTTCCTTTTTCAAAAGAATCAGCTTCTATTCTAGTTCCGTTTTCAAGTTTTCTTTCTTCTAATTCAACTTTAACTTCTGCAAGTTCCATCCCTAGAACTTCTTTTATTGATTCAATAATTTCTGATGCTTTCATTTAAATATTTTTAATTCCTTATATATAATACGACAGAATCTAAAAGTGTTTCCACTTTTTTTATGTAGCTTGAGTTTTACCAATGCCTTGAGCATGTAAAGAACCATCACAACAATCTGGATGGTAAGTATTGTCTTTACATAAACACCCTCTTCTACTTCCTTTTGGTGAATTATGAGCTAAATTTTTAAACTTCTTAGTTCTTAGCATTTTTGATTATGTCTTTAATTTTTATTATTAAATTTTCAGAGATTTGATCTTTACTTAACTCCTCTTCTATTTGTTCTTTAGGTCTGTTAGCTTGATCTGAGAAAAACCCTTCTATAGAAAAGCCTTTGTAAGTGCCATCTTTTACTTCTTGCCAAACCTTGTCATTATTAACTTTCATGGAAATCATCCAAGTCCCCTCAGGTACATCTATACCATATTTCACTGATTTATCCATTTTAGGGTCATCTACTAGCCAAGATTCAACAACAGTTAAATTTTCGACAGACATTTGATGTTCTACAGTAGCTTTGGATTGATTGCCTTTTATAAAAAACATTTCTGATGCTTTTTTTACTGTAGCTTTTGAAAAGAAAACATAATAGCCATCAGAATTTTCATTCTTTCTGTATATAGGTTTATTAGGAATAAGAGCAGCACCCATTAAAATCCTTTGCTCTTTATCTACTACAGCCATTTTAATCTCTTGATTTTTAAGAGCTATAAAATCTGATTCTATTGCAGGTGATTCAACTACTGATATAGCTTCAATTCCTGCATGTTCATTTTCTTCATCTAAAAACAATTCTATTATATCCATATATATAATACGAGTATTTTAAAAAGTGTTACCCTATAGTTGCACCTTGAACAATATTTCTTTCTAAAGCTTGACCAGTTGTTACATCATTAGCAACTACATAAGTTTTAATTGGTGTTTGCTGTTGATTTGAAATAACACCTGCTAATTGATTAGTAGCTGAAGTACCAACTACATTAAAATCTGGTGGAGCAGATGCAGTAGGAGCTACAGGTGCATTTATACCAACACTGCCACCACCTCCACCCATAGGGATAGCTGCTTTTGCTTTTTGAGTTGCTCCTAACATTCCTTTAACAAGTGCCGAAGCTTGCAAAGCATATAGTATTAATAAGGGAACATTTTGTGGAAAACCTGCTTTTAATGTTTCTAAAAAACCTGCTCCTACAGCTACACCACCTTCAGCATTTTTTAATGCTATTTTAGTTAATGCTGCTTTTGCTTCTATTGCCATCTCTTTTAATAGCAATCCGTTTTTAATGATTAAAGCTGCTTTTGCTGCTGCTGTCTCAGCTCCAAATCCATTAATAATAGCATCTGTAATAGCTAAATTTTGCTGCAATTTCTTTTTTCTTTGATCTTCTTCTTTTTTTGCTATTTCCTCATTAGTTTTTTTGTCTTTTTCAGCTTGTTCTGTTTTTCTTTGTGCTTCTAAATCATCAAAGTATTTGTTAATTTCATTCTCTTTTTCTCTTTTTTCGGTGGTATTAAAACCTAATTGTTCTAATTCTGTTAGTTGTCTTTGCCTAGCTAATTCTATTTTCTTAGCATCTGTATTAGCTTCAAAATCTTCTTGTTGTTTTGCTAGTTTTTCACTAAACTTTTTTTGAGCTGCTTCTTTCTTTTCTCTAGCTGCCTTTTCTTCATCTGTTTCACCTACAGCAACAACAGGCTCTTCAACAAATTCTTCTTTATTTAATTCTTCTAAAGCTTCTTTTTCTTTTTTTCTTTGACCTAAAAATCTCAAAAATCTAGTTCCTGCTTTTTCTCTTCTTTTTTCACCTTCATTTCTTACTCTTTCTAATAACTCTTCAGCTCTACCTAATTCATTTACAGCTTCATCAATATTTTTTCTAACTGCTGCTTTGTCAATACTTCTACCAATTAATGGAATTTCTGACAATTGTAATAAAGCTTTATTAGCAAAGATTTTAATTTCAGCTCCAAACTTTTGAAAATACCCTATTGCAAAAACTACAGCATTTGAACCTCTTTGTCTTAAATCAAGAAATAAATCTCTTAGATAAAAAGTAGTAATTGAAACAGCATCTTGAAAAGCACCAATAGAAGTTGTCAATAACTGTATTGCTCCTCTAGATAATTTATTTAATACACCAGTACCATCTTCTATGTTTAATAAAAACCCTTCCCATGCACTAGCAAGCTTTGTAGTATCACCTGCTAAATTATCAAGTCTTTTTTCTGCTATTAATCTTGCTGCTGCATCATCTACATTATTTAAAGCTCCTGCAAGGTCATTTATAGCCCCTGTATTGCTAGCTAATGTAAGTAATGCTCTACCTCCTACAGTACCAACTAAATCAGTTGCAGTAACAAGCTTATTACTGCTGTTATTTATTTTAGTATAAGCATCATTTAATGTTAAGCCTTTTGCATTTAAATCTGTTAAAGCTCTTGACAACCCTGTTCCTGCTCTTGATCCTTTTATACCATTATCTGCTAATACTCCAAGTAAAGCTGTAGTATCTGCTAAACTTAAACCTACTGCTTTTGCTGTTGGTGCAACTAATTTTAAAGATTCAGATAATAAACCAAAATTTAAAGCAGACTTTGTAGTAGAATCTGCTAATACATTAACAACATTTAATGTATCCTGAGTTGTAAGCCCAAATGATCTTACTACTGATCCTGCAAAAGTTGCTGCTTCAGCTAGGCTAACATCTAAAGAAGCTGATAAATCTAATATTGCAGGAGTTGCATTTTCAATATCCTGTATTGTAAAACCTAATTTTGCTAATTCAGTCTGTAATGAAACAACTTGTGAAGCTGTAAAAGCTGTTGTTGATCCTAATTCTTTAGCTTGATCTGATAATACTTCTAATTCTTCAGATGTTTTGCCAGTGATAGCTCCTAAGCCAGAAATAGCTTTAGAAAATTCAGATCCTTTTTTACCTGCTTTAGTAAATAAAGAAATTAAAGAACCTAAAGCAATCACTATAAGACCTATTCCTGAAGCAGCTAAAGAAGCTGTGAAAGCTTGTAATGCAGGAACAGCACTATAAATAGCTAATTTAGCTGCATTGAAACCTGCTGCAATACCAGTACCTGCTGCTGCACCCTGAACACCAGTTTTTTTAATTTTAGTTCCTAGTTTATCAACTGATTTTCCACCTGTTATTTTAGTTTGTACTTCTACTACATGAGTTGTCTTTGACATCTTTATTTATTTAATTTCCAGATTAATTCATTTTTAATTTGTGTATAGGTTTCTTTTAAAGATTCAGGTTTTTTGTTTTTTCCTTTAGCTATTTTAACATAGCTATTAGAGCTTTCTGTATATTTTAATAAGTTTATAATTTCTGCTATCATGATACTTCGTTTAATAGTTCTAATGAGGTTAATCCTGTTTTTAAATTTGTGTTAACTGAGTTTATTTTGTAGGTCTGATTATTTATAACAAACCTGTCAGCTAGTGTATAATTTAAAAGAATGTTAACAGGCAAGTATGCTGTAAATCTGTTTAATCTTCTTTTAGAATTAAACATTTGAGTTATGTAATTAGAATAATAATTATTAAATAGAGTTCCTGTAAAATTTCCTGTAACATTGTACTCGTTATTTTCTTGATTGAAATTTATATTAGCTGTTGAAGTAGCTGTATCTAAGGCTAATGAATTACTAGGAATGAAATAATCATTTATATCTGTATTTGATGCAGGATTTAAATAAGGTCTATCACTTAAAAACCTTATTGAATCTTGATTTTGTTGGTATATTGGATAAAATAAAACTGGTTCACCTAAATAAGATTCATCATTGTCATCTACCATCCATCCAAATTGAGCTGTAGTATTGTTTCCAGTAGCTACATCTACAAGTCTCTCATATTTCATATGTTCAAAAGGTGCTTCAACTTTATAAACTCCACCATCATACTTTGCATCTCCCATATACTCTGTAGTTCCCCATCCTACTCCACCTGTTGTTAGTTGCTCATGCTGTAAAGCTAATTTTGTGCCTAGACCTTTATATTGAAATATTATTTCTCTGTAAGGAAGAGCTACATTAACTTGGCTTTTACTTATGTCTATAAAATTGCTAATGTCAAATGGTGATCCTGAACTTGGATTAGCATAAAAATCATCTAATGTCTGAACTTTAATAGTACCATTATCTAATACAAAAGCTGTAAGATTGAATAATTTAAAAATACCTGTAAGAAATTCTAATACTTTTTGTGGAGGTAACTGTGCAGATGGAACAAATTGAGTAATAGCTTGAATTGTAAAAGCACTTACATTAAAAGTATGTGATTCAGGAACTATTAAATCTGCAAGTTGCCATGAAATTGAATCTACAGTGAACTCCTCTCTTACTACTATTTGAACTTGATAGTTTCCATTAGTTAAATCTATTTGCTCACTGATTGAACTTGATGCAGTTGCAGAAAATGAATCTTGTATAATACCATCTTTAATTACGTTAACTGTGTAAACAGTGTTTTCTGCTGCATTAGGATTTATAGTTAAAGTAGAAGTTATTTTATTATTACCTGTTTGATTGCTTACTGTAACAGTTTGCCCTGTAGCAATTACATTAGTCATTGTAGAATCTAAGCCAAAATCTACTAGCTGAGGAAAAGTTGCAGGTGCATTAGGATCATCTACATTACCTTTTTTTCTATGCATCCACATATACAAATTATAATAACTAGAATTACTAGAATTAAAAAAATCTGTAGAAAAAGTTAAACCATAAGTTTTTTCTATAGCTTTTACAATTAGATCAACTCGTATTGCATATTTTAAATCTTTCCAATATACTCCATGATTCATTGCAGTACTTTCACCATTACCATTAGGAGCTAAATTTCCATTGTCTGCTGTATCACTTGCTGAATCGTAAAATAATCTAGTAGTATGACTTATAAGAGGAGTTATAATTGCTTTAGGATAGCTTACACCATTATTTGTTATATCATAACCAGAAACTAGTCCTGTATATATTGCAGATGAACTATAAGGTTTTGTAAATCCATCTATCCAGTTGGAATCACCAACTAAAGCATCTAGTGTATCTTCACCAATTAAATCTTTAAGCTCTACAGTATTGCCAAAGAATGTGATTTTATAACCATAGATTTCATTATTTTTTAGCTCAGTTCCTTCTAGTTTTATTTTACCTTTTTCAAATGGTAAATAATTTAATTCAATTGTAGCATTTACTTTTAATCTTGCATCAAAGCCATTGTCTATGTTAAAATTATAGTAATGCTTAAAGAGTTGATTATTTATTTTTGAAGCAGGAACTACAAAACTTTGTGAAAAGCTTGTAAACACTTTAGCAATGTCTTTAATTTCTTGAATAGTATTAGTTAAAGAAACTGATTCGTCATCAAACATATCTACTAATGTATTTGCAATATATAATTGAATTTGTTGCATTATCTAATATTGTTTATAGTATCAAAAGCATAACTGAAGTCTATTGTATAATTTATTAGATTATCATTTACAGACTTTTTAAATTTTAATGATTTAGAATTAATATTTACAGGCAGTACTGAACTACCATTATCAATCCAAACCTGTTCGCTTAGCATCATTTGTTTTATAACTTCATTAAAGCTTTCATTTATAAACCCTGAATTAATACTTATTTTTTCATTACCATTTACTCCTAGAGTTGCAATATCATGTTTTGAAATATCATAATTTGGGGTATCATCAAACTCCATAATATTTCTTTTAAACTCATTACTTGTAACACTTATAGAGGTTACTGACTTTTTGAAGAATGGCATTATCTGCATCGCTCCAAACTTGTTATAAAATATAATTTGTAGTTGCTCATACTTAGGCTCACATACAGCTTCAAGTGTTATAGTAAAAGATTGTGCATAACCAGACTTTGTAGAGACAACACTTATTGTATCTCCTGTCTGTAAAGTAAGTGTTGGAGTTACTCTTATGTATACTATTTTTTCAAGAGAATCTGTACTGTCAGGAACTACAATTGGTGTTAATATATTACCCCAGTAGTTTTGATACAAGTTCCAAAATTCATCTGTCCTTTCCCATTTAATGTTAGCTCCTCCTCCACTTACAAAAGTAATAGTAGGTTCAGCTTCAGCAAATACAGGAAATACTATGTCAGTACCCTGTTTAAAATATATAGTTGTATTGCTTTGAAGTAAAGAAGGTGTATAGTTTGGTTTAGATATTATAGTATAGTTGTCAGGTGTTGAAACCATTATATCATCTTTTAGAGCTAAGGAAGTATTGCTTTCAATTGCTGTAATTGTTGTTGAACCTCCATCACTTGTATTATTTACAGTATCTCCTAGATTTACTGTATTTAAAAAGCTTTGTGTAGAATCTTGTAATTTATATGCTACAGTCACACCATCAGTTGTTCCAGATGTTAAAGTATTTATTGGATTAGTTGATTGTCTTGGATTAACTCCATTTTCAAAATAGCCAAATCCTTCAAAGCTTAAATAGTCTAATGTTTGGTTTTCTGTTCCTGCATCTGTTGTCAATGCTACATCTGCTTCAACCCAAACTGCATCTGTGGAGAAGTTACCATATTCAGTATCTAAATAATCTTTTACTAATTGGCTTATTTCAAAAACTACATAATTGTTTAAACCTATAGGTTCTTTTGTAATTGTATATTGAGCAGTTGCAGGTTTATCAGTTGTAAAAGTTCCTGAATAAATATACAGGCTTAAAGTAACTGAAGTTATTGTATTTGCAGCAGGTGTAATTTTAATATAATATGGACTTCTTGCGTTTAGTATTGTACTCATAATTTTTTCTTATAATCGTCTATTTTTTTTATTTCTTCTATTAAGTCTAATACATAAGCTTCAGTAACTTCTTGAGGGTATCTTTCAAAAGCTTTTATAAATGGCTTTGTAAAAAACATACTAGCTTTTATTCCTTTATTCTTAATACTATTAGCTAGTATAAAACCCATAGTCTTGTATGATCCAAACTTTCCCTTTTTATCTCTTGGCTGCATTCCCATCCTTTTAGCAAATTTTGCAAATACTCCTGTGTGATATTCTAATCCTATTAAGTTGCTATTTTGTTTATAAGAAAAAGGTGATCTTCTATTTTCTATATAATTTGATTTAACACCTTTAACACCTTGATCTTGAAACATTCCATACTCCTCCATGTCAAACGTAATGTTCCAACCTTGAGAAGTCTTTTTTGGAAAATATGATATTGAGTTATAAAGTTCTTTAGTAGCATTATGTTTGCCTTTAGTAAGATTAGTTCTTGACTGTTGAACTACATACTTTCCAAACTTATTAATCTCAATTTCTAAATTCTTTAAATTCATTAGCAAATAGTCATATTAGTAGGAACAACAACATCAAAAGAAACAGCCCATCCAGTTAAAGAGTTTTCGAATCTTTCATTAAAAGGCTCACAGCTTGCAGTTCCTTCAACTTGATATAGATCACTAAATAAATCTCCTCTCATTAGTTTACTTACTATTCTAGCTGCTATGTTTAGCTGAGTATTTAAAATATCTTGTTCATTGTTATTGCCTAAAAAGGGAGATGTATCTTCAGTCTTTGGATTGTCAACAATATCCATGCACATAATTGTTACACTAAAGATTGTTGTTGGTTTTGAAATTGTAGCTTGATTGACCATAATGTGAGACAAAGGAAAAATAGTCTGCTTAGACAGATCAACGTCATATATGCTACCATAGCTTACTGTATTAACAAATGGCTCTGCTTCTAAAGCTGTTTTAAGGGTATCGATAATGTTATAATATGTAGTCATAATGTTTTAATAAATATTGGAGTAAAAGAATTTATGTCACTATTATTTGTTTCTTCTATATAATCATCAAGCCAGTCTAGTGCTGCATCAAATTCAAATACTTTATTAGTTACTTTAGCTTTAATTAAACAGTCGAGACATTTCCAGTAATCGTAAACAGCTCTCTTAGGATCAGTTGTTGAAATACCAATTAAACCCTCTTCAAATCCTTCAGCTAATACAATACTTTCATCATAGGGAATTAATCCTCTTTCATAAAGCTCCTCAACAATAAATTCTTTCATCTTTTATTTAATAATCTTGATTCTAATTCTGATTTTTCTTTTTCAAATGTTAAAAAGGTTAGGCACTGATGGAGAGGGAGTTTGGTAACTTCATCAAACTTGGCAACACTTCCTTGACTAAGGCAGTAAATTGAGTTATAATATCCCCACTTTCTGTTAAAGTTTGCTTTTGCTGAGAGGTCAGATTCTCCATCTCCTTGTAAAAAGAGTTCGGTATATCTTTTAGTAATACCATCCCTAAATGATAAAAAAAAACCATCGCTCCTAGTGCTACATCTAATGGCATTTCTTTCATGTCGTACTTGTCATAGTACTCATAAGGCTCAATTAAGTATTTATTTTTATGCCTACTTATTTCTGGTCTGAATAAAACACCCATAGCATAATGCATAGAACTCCAGTCTTTTAATGTAGAATCTAAATCAACGTATTCACCAAATGTTATTTCTTCTAAATTTGGTATAAATGAAAACACTTGTTCACCTTTTGAAAAGCTTTGTTTAAATTTTGGTTTTTGTTGGAATAATGTTGTTAAGTGTAATACAATCTTTTCTAAAGATTTGTATTTAATGTTCATGACTTCTTTTAGTTCTAGTTCACAAAATATTTCCACCATTTTTTGATTAAGAAATAAGCTGTCTTTATTTTCTTCAGATATTTTAAGAAACTTTTGATACTGACCTAATGTTATATCTTCTAAAGCATCTGGAACTAAGATTTTAACTTTCATATATATAATACGATAAAATCATAAAGTGTACTCCACCCTATTTAATAAATATGATATTCTCCTCTATTTGGATTTTCTAATTGAAAACTAATTGAATATCTTAATGCATCTATTAAGTGATTGTGTTTGTCTATTGGAGTTTGTGATTTCTTTTCTAGCCAACAATAGTTGTTTAATTCTTTTATAAGCTCTTTAGAATTAGGATCAATTACTAAATCATAATCTTGCAATAAGCTAATTCCATATACAATACTGCCTTGTCCTTTGATTGTTGGCACTACATTATTAAACCTTTTTAATTCGCTTATAAGTCTAGGGTCATTACTATCACCAACTATTAAACTTCTTCCTGCAAATTTAGTGTTAAGCTCAGCTATTTGTGAAGTGGTTAAATGTGTTTTATAAAAGCATTGTTTTACATATATAATTTTATTATTTGAATCAATACTTGTTTGTACTAATGTCGAGGGGTCATTACTAAATCCATAATCTTGACCATAAACTGATTTAGTTATTTCTTTAAACTCTCCTATTTGCCAGTTAGTAAATATTACTCCTTCAGCTTTCTCAAGCCACGATCCATTTACTATATGCTCAAAGTTTTTAGGTCTCCTAATCTTCATTTGCTCTATTTGTTTTATATAGCTAGCTGAAAGGTTTTCTATATTATCTAAATAAGTTGTATGTATGTAAGTGGTATCTCCTTTTGTATTATTTGATCCTGCTTGTACTCCTCTACCTTCAAACCATCTTTGATAAATAAAATGTTCTTTTGTAGTTGGATTTAACATCAGTATAATTCTATTATGCTTTCCTTTTTGTCTTACAGATAGATCTATTTTATCAAATATATTTTCATCAGTTAACTCCTCAGCTTCATCCATAATCCATGTTGTAACCCCCTGTAATGACTTTAGGTTAGCTGTTTGATCTCCAGACGAGGTTTTAATGCCTCTAAACAATATCTTGCTTCCTGTAAGCTTATTTACAATTTCATCTTTTGTTATATGAAAATATTCTTGATAGCCTAGTATTTCTATCTTCTCTTTAAATTCTGGTATTATAGAAATATGAGCTGACCTTAAAGTGTATCTTGTAAATAATATAACATGACCCCTTTCAACAGTTAGCCAGACTAGAATAGTATTAATTGAAAATGATTTGCCTGAACCTCTACCTCCAGTAACAATATAATATCTACTATCTACTTCTTTAAATATGCTCCACTTTTTATTTAAAGCTAATTTCACTTAGTAGTTCTTTAAAGTCAATGCTAAACCCTTCGTTTTGTGTTACATCAATAGTGTCTTTAGGAGCACCATAAGCTGAGTCCATTAAAGCTTTGTAGGCTTGCACATCTCCGTTTCTAGCTTTTCTAACTAAACTTAATGTCATTATATCTTCTTGTGTTAAGAACTGCATTTCTCCACTCATAGGGTTTTTAACATTCTCTAATGTATTTAACCACCTTTTAGCTATGGTTGCTCTATTTAATGAGCCTTTAGGTCTTCCATTCTTTTTAGGTTGATAGGATGAACTAAACATTTTTAGGTTATCTTCTTTAGCCATTTATCTCGTTTTTGTCTCGTTTTATATATTCTTTACTATTTATTTTAATACTTAGTTTAGAATCAAGCTTTTGCATTCTATCAATTATAACTTGGCAATACTTAGGGTCTAGCTCCATTCCATAACATTTTCTTTTTAATTGATGTGCTGCAACCATTGTAGAACCAGAACCTAGAAATAAATCAACTATATTCTTATAATTTTTATGATTACCTAAAGCTCGAGCAGCTAATTCAACTGGTTTTTGAGTAGGGTGCATATATTTAGAATCTTTTTTAATTTCCCATAAATCAGTTTCGTTATTTATTCCTTCATCTAGCTTTCCGTTAAATAAACAAAACTCGTGTTGATGCCTATAACCTCTGCCTAAACCAAATACATTTTTTGCCCAAACTATACAGGCTTTAAAATCTAATTTACTTTGTAGTAATCCGTAGAATTTCCAATTACACCAAACATAATAACTATCAGGTTTCAATATATTTAATATAGATACAAAACCATTTATTAAATTTTCAAAATCGTTTTTTGATATATTATCATTTTCTATTACATCAAATTTTCCACTTCTACCATTAAAGGCTACGTTATAGGGTGGGTCAGTAAAAACCATATCAGCTTTCTCTCCATTCATTAGCTTTGCCACTTGGTCAGCATCTGTACTGTCTCCACACAGTAAACGATGCTCTCCTATTTCTATTAAATCTCCTAGAACAACATCTACCTGCATATTGTCAGGCTCAGTATAATCATCCTCCTCAGCTTCTAATACTTCGTCAAACATTGGAGGGAGGTCTAAACCCCAATCGTTTAATTTATCTACATCCCATTCATTAGCTAAGACATCCCAGTCCCATTCACCAAAGCCTGAATTATCTTTTATTATAAACTCTGCCTTTTGATCACTACTCCATCCCTTAGCAATATCCACCCAGACTTCTTTTAAGCCTGCTTCTTTGCACGCTTTAGTTCTCATGTTACCTCCTAGTACCATATAGTTTTCATCGACCACTATAGGTCTTTTTTCTAACATCTCTGGAAACTCTTTAATTGAGTTAACTAGCTTTTTAAATTTTACACCTTTAATAATTCTAGGGTTATTAGGATTACTTTTAATTTTATAAAGTTTTATTAATTGTTTCATTTGTTTAGTTTAATAGCATTAGCTACCATACCTTTATTTCTCACTAGCTTTCCACTAGAGACTTGTGACATGATAGCTATGCTTTTCATTTAATCTCTATAAATAACTAACTTATCTTTCTTCTCAAATACAGAAAAACCTCTTTTTTCAAGAACAGTAATTGCAGTTTTGATTTCTCT